ACTAACAACAGTTGTCGCTACTGCGCCGGGGCGCGAGCAATGGCTCACGCAATGCCTCCGAAGTCTTGCGGGCCGTGATGTTCTTGTCGTTTCGCTCGAACGTGGTTTTGAACTTGGGAAAATCGAGTGGGTTTATCGCAACACGACGCTAGAACGCTTCCTATTCCTCCAAGACTCCGCCGAGGTGCTCTCTAAGGGCTTCTGGGGGCGTTTAGACGAGTTTCCCGGCTCGGTGGCACTCTTAGGCGACCCGAGCGTGTACGGCTCTTATATGGGCGTATATGAGCGCAAAGTGCTCGACAAACTTGTGGGCTGGCCGTTGGTGGATTCCAAAATGGGCAGTATTGCGAATGAGATTATGTGGACGCGCGACTATGCGGACAAAGCGGGCGGCGTTCCGGTTCTCTTTCCCGATCTAACCGACGCTGACGGGCATATGGGCGAAAAGTTTGGGCGCATGAATCTTGTGCTTGAAAATCAATACTTCCGCAAATGGAAAGGGACGTGGCGGTGAAAGTTTTAACTATCGGCACCTTCGACTTAATACATCCTGGTCACGTCGCGCTGTTGGAACGGTGCGTGGAACTCGGCGGCGCACGGGCGCACGTCTCCGTAGGTGTGAACACGGATGACTTCATACGACGCTATAAGGGCAAGTATCCGGTGATGACGCTCGTCGAGCGTTTGGAGATGTTGCGTTCTATCCGGTGGGTTGATGAAGTGCTGATCAATAAAGGCAACGAAGATTGCAAGCCTCTCATAGATGAGGTGATGCCGGATTTGCTCGTGGTCGGTTCCGATTGGATGGGGCGCGACTACCTGAAACAAATCGGGGTTACGCGCGAGTATTTGGAGAAGCGCAATATTGCTCTAGTTTTTCTTCCCTATACGGTGGGTGTCTCGTCTACGGCGATACGCGCTCGGCTAAAATAGCGTCATGATTACGAACGGCTATTGCACTATTCAGCAGGTCAAGGACGCGCTGCGCATTAGTGACGCCGTGGACGATTCTTTGTTGGAACTCAGCATTGAGGCAGCTTCGCGCGAAATCGACGCCTACTGCCAGCGAGTGTTCTATTCCACAACGGCTACACGCGAGTTTGTCACCGACTCAAACTTTGTTGTGCAGATTGATGACCTCGTGTCGCTGACCTCTCTCAAGACTTCGACCGATCGTCTGTGGGAGACAACGTGGGGCGCAACCGATTACCAGCTTGAGCCGACGAACGGCATTGCGGGCGGTTTGGTTCAGCCTTACACGCGGATTCGCGCTGTCGGCAACTATTACTTCCCTGCGCAACTTGAGGCGTCGGTACAGGTCACGGGCGTGTTCGGATGGTCAGCCATTCCCCTGGACGTGCGCATGGCCTGTATCTTGCAGGCGCAACGCCTTTTCAAGCGTTTCGACTCGCCTTTGGGCGTTCTCGGAATGGGCGACCTCGGCACGATCCGCGTGAGTCGCGTGGACTCCGACGTGCAGGCCCTTCTCGCGCCATACATGAAAGTAACGTACGCGTGAGTATCGCGGCGATTCGTCAAGGCTTAGGCGCGAACCTCGGGACAATTCGAGGGCTACGCGTCGCGGAGACAATACCGGATCAGGTGAACCCGCCACAGGCTGTCGTGGCTTTGCAGTCGGTTGCCTATGACGGTGCTTTACGCGGCGGACTCACGACGTATTCATTCATGATTACCGTTATTGTCGGGCGCATGAGCGAACGGACGGCCCAGCGCGTTCTTGACGGCTACATTTCGCCCGGAGACGGCGCGATAAAAAACGCTGTCGAGTCCGATAAGACTTTGGGCGGTTCTGCCTATGATGTGCGTGTTGAGGCTATGTCTAACGTCGGTAGCCTTACCATTGGAGAAGTCAATTATTTGGCTGCTGACTTTACTGTAACCGTTTACGGAAACTAGGAGAAAACAAAATGGCAAAAATGGTTTTCACGAACGCGTATGTGACCGTGAACGGCGTGGACTTTTCCGACCACATTGGCGCGGTCACGATCGACCAGAGCGCGGATGAAATCGAAACGACTGCCTTCGGCAGCAGCTGGCGTTCACGCGTCGCGGGCCTCAAGGATGGTTCTGTGAAGCTCGATTGGCACCAAGACTTCGCCGCGTCGGTTGATGCCACGCTGTCGAGCGCATGGGGTGCCGTGGGTACGGTTGTCGTGATTCCGAACGGAACCGCCGCAAGCGCAACGAACCCGCGCTGGACGTGCCCCGTCGTTCTCAGCGGTTACTCTCCCGTCGCGGGAAGTGTTGGCGACCTGCTGACGTTCTCCACGACGTGGGCAGCCGCTGGCGCATTCACGCGAGGCACCGTCTAAGCATTAGAGTAGGGTCATGGATCCTATTCAACTTGAAATCGTCTACGCCGACGGCACGACGAAAACCGTTAGTGCGCTCGCTGTCGATTTGATGCGCTTCGAAGCGCACTTCGACATGAGCGTGGCGGGTTTGGCTACTCCCAAACTCACTCACCTTTTCTTCCTGGCTTACTCAGTCGAGAAGCGCACAAAGGCTACTGAACTCGACTTCGAGGCATGGGTTGAGAGTATTCAAATCGTGCGTGAGGGCGACGCAAAAAAATAGAACCGTTGGGCGGTTATTCGCTTCATTGGATGATGGCCCAACTCGCTCACGAATATCACATTTCGCCGCGCGAACTCATGCAACTTGAGCCGCGGATGTTGTGGACGATGCAACGCTACCTCGTCGCTGTGTCTCGTGCCCGAAACGCGGGCGGTCAGTAGACTTGCCTCATGGCAGTTTCGTTTCGAGCAGAAGTCAATGCGCAAGACATGGCAAAAGTTGCGCGTATTCTCCGCAAGGTAGACAAAGAACTGCTTAACGATCTAGGGCGCAGTATGCGTTCCGGTATTGGCGGTACTGCCCGCGATATCGCGGCAACAGCTAACCAAAACGGTGCCCCATTGTCGGGCATGACAAACCATAACGGAAATACGAAGTGGGGCAACGTCAAAGCCAGCATTTCAACGCGTCCCGGTAGACAACGCTTCGGGTGGGGCGACCTGGTAACAATCAACGTCGATGCGGGCCGAACGTCGCGCGGTATGTATATTGCTGAGTTTGCGGGCTATAAGAACTCGAACGGTTCCCCTACGGATGCGCGTGGTCCGTGGTTCGTCGGAATGCTGAATCTCCGTGTGCCGGGATGGGATAAGGGTGGACGTTATGTGTACCGTGCCTTTATGCCTTTCAAGGCCACGATTTACCGTCTCGCGGAGTCTTTGGTTGAGAAGTGGACTGACCGCGTGAACGTGGAATTGGAGAACGTCTAATGCCTTTACGCCTTCCTATTGTTTCTAAGTTTGACCCAAGCGGTATTCGTGATGCTCAGACAGGGCTTGACCGTCTCGGCGGTTTTGCGCGTAGTGCTGGCACGTTGTTGGCGGGCGCGTTTGTCGCGGGCGGTATCGCTGCGGGTGCGTTTGCAGCTTCCTCTCTCCGCGCGGCTGATGAGTCTTGGAAAGTTGGAAAGGCTCTCGATCAGGCGGCAAAGAACGCGGGCGTATTTGGTAACACCGATAAGGACATTCAGAAGGCTACGGACGCGCTAAAGACTCACGCGCAAACTTTGGGCGAACTCATTGGCGTTGATGATGAGGTGTTGCTGTCCATTGAGAAAACATGGATGGCGGTTCCTAGCCTTGCCGGACTCGGCACAAAGGGCATAGAACATCTTGCCGAGGTGGCGGCAAATGTCGCAGCGGGTACGGGTAAGGACGTTGAAACAATCGGACTCGCATTTGTGAAGATCGCGGGCGATTCCGAGACGGCTATGTCGAAGCTCACGCGTCAGGGCGTCGTGTTTACTGACGCGCAGAAGGAGACGTATCAGGCTCTTCTCGACAATGGGCAAGAGCTTGATGCGCAGAATTACCTCATTGACCAGCTGGACGCAAAATATGCGGGCATGGCTGAGGCGGCGGCGTCGCCACTTGACCGTATCAACCAAATGTTCCAAAACTTTCAGGAGACTGTTGGCACGGCTCTTATGCCTGCGCTTGAGAAACTCGCGCCGCTAATTGGTGCCGCGCTTGCCGACATGGTTGCCGATCCGACATTCCAGCAGTTTCTCGTGGACTTGGGTCAG